CACGGGCCCGCAGGGTCCGGCTGGCACGATCCCGTCCGACCCGGTCTTCACTGGCTCGATGGCGGTGAACGACACCTCCGGCGACCCGAACATCGACATCAAGAAGAACGGGTCGATGCGGTGGAAGATCCGCTCGGCAGGTACGGAGTCCGGCTCGAACAACGGCTCCGACCTGTGGGTGGAAGCCTTCGCCGACGACGGCACCACGAAGATCAACGATCCGATCTGGATCTCGCGGACCACGGGCCAGGTCGCCATCGGCATCGCCGACAGCTCGCAGGGTGGCGTGAAGCTCAGCGTCAACGGAGCCATCGGTACGCGAGACATCACGGCCGACCCGCCCACCACCAGCATGGGCGCCCAGCTCTACTCGAAGGCCGGCAAGCTGTGGGTGCAGACCGCGTCCGGAGCCGAGAAGTTCCAGGTCGTCGAGTCGCTGCCGAGCAAGGCCAACGCGACGCTCAGCGCGACGTACATGAGCATCGACAAGTCCGCCGGTAACTACCGCGTCTTCCGCTGGCTGACCGATGGCGCCAGCCGTTGGGAGGCCCAGGTCGATGACGTCGCCGAGGCCGGCTCGGCTGTCGGTTCTGACTTCCGCCTGTCCGCGCGCAACGACGACGGCTCGTTCAACAAGACCGTCATCCACGCCAGGCGGTCGGACGGCACGATCACCTTCGGCACAACGACGCACCACGGCTCCGCCCAGGTCACCTCGGCCGGAGCGGTTGGCCTGCGAGACATCGCCGCCGACCCGGCTACCGCTACGGGCGGCGCCTTCCTCTACTCGAAGAGTGGCGTCGCCTACGTCAAGCAGGGAGACGGCACCGTCTTCCAGCTCGGCGCCGGTGGTGGCGGTGGTGCTGTCTCCTCCGTCAACGGCAAGACTGGCGTGGTCGCCCTGGCCGCGTCGGATGTGAACGCCCTACCGACCGACGCGAACGGCACGACGACCGGCGTCGTCACAGCGAAGGGCTTCGTCGTCAACTCGGCGGACATCAACCAGAACCCGATCGTCACCGACTCCCCTTCGGGGCAGGCTGCCCGGCTTCAGGTGATGCGGGTCAACGGCGTCGACAAGTTCTCGCTCACTGCAACAGGCGCCCTGACGCTCGGCGGTGCGCTGACGTCAGTCGGCACGAGCCAGGTGGACAACCTCCGCATCGGAGCCTCCGCCTCCTTCGGTGGTGCGTCCGGCTCAGTCCTGGCGATGGCCAACGCCACCACGGTCCCGACGACCACTCCGTCCGGCGCTGTGCTGTATGTCGAGGGTGGCGTGCTGAAGGTGAAGCAGGCCGACGGCGCAACCGTCGTCGTCCAGAACCCTCCGGCCGCTCCCGTCACCTCGGTGAACACCAAGACGGGCGCCGTCTCCCTGACGGCTGCCGACGTCAGCGCCATCCCGACGAGCCAGAAGGCTGCCGCCTCGGGCGTCGCCTCGCTGGACTCGACGACTCGCCTGCCGATCGCGCAGATACCTGCGGCGGTAGCGAAGAACGAGTGGACCCCGCAGGCGGTCGGATTCCAGGCGTGGTCCGTCGATCCGGGCACGCTGGCCACCCCCACGACTGGCCGCTCGATCACGATCGGGCGCACCTACCTCGCAGGGTTCAACATCACCGAGCCGACCACGGTCAGCGAGCTCTTCGTGTTCGCCGCGGGTTGGGCCGGCTCGACGGCCGTTCCGGCAGCTCGCTTCTGGGCGGGCATCTACAACGAGAGCGGCAGCCGGGTTGCCACCACGGGGACCGCGGGCCTGTCGAACGTCGGGCCGGCCGGTCAGGAGTCGGGCGCACCTACCGTGCAGGCGAGCTCGCACGCTGGCGCCGTGCCCTTCCCGCTCACCGGGTCGGTCACCTTGCAGCCCGGCCGGTACTGGGGCGCCTTCCAGATGAGCGCCGGTGTGGCCACCGACTTCTACTACTTCTACGCGCAGAACGAGGCGGCGACCAACACGTCGGTCTTCCACAACCTGTCGACCGCGTTCATCCGGAACGCCTACCTCAACAGCATCACGATGGGGACGACCGGGATGCCGACCACGATCACGAAGGCCAACTTCCAGCTCAACCACGACCAGATGGTCATGGCCATCGCGTAAGGAGTGTGCAAGTGGGAGCGTCCCTCTACCCGCCCCCGGTCGCGGACCCGGTCGTCACGACCGTCGTGACGTCAGGACTGACGCCGGGGGCGGGCGTTACCGTCAACAACTTCCAGGGCCGGAAGATCAACGGAGTCTGTTCCTTCGGCTTCGACCTGGCCGTCACGACCAAGTTCAACGCGGGGGCAACCGCCCCGTACAACCTCGCCGACACCGTCATCGCGACCCTGCCTGACGGATACCGCCCGGCCCGCACCGTGACCGCCCTCTACTCGACGGGCTACGCGGACGGCGAGTGCGACGTCACGACGAACGGCGAGGTCACCATCCGGACCACGAACACATACAGCATCGAAGTAGGCGAGACGATCCGCTGCTCCGGCGCTTTCGTCCTGTAACCCAAGGAGGCCCAGCAAGTGGCGATCACGTCTTACCCCTTCGACAGCACGGCTGTCACCGAGTCCGACTACTCCCGTCTCTTCCGGGAGTTCCAGTCCACTGGCGTGGCCGATGGCGTCGGAGGCAGCGCGTTCTACGCGTACGCGGACGGCACTGGCATGACCGTCAAGGTCAGCTCCGGCTTCGCGATCGTGCGCGGCCACGCCATCTACTCGACGGCGACCGAGGTGCTGACCGTCGCGGCATCCAACACCACCGCCCGAGTTGACCGCGTGGTCCTGAAGCTGGACCCGGCAACCAACTCCATCACCCTGGCAGTCAAGACCGGCACGGCCGGCTCGTCGACTCCGCCCGCCCTGACCCAGACGGACACGGGCATCTACGAGTTCGGCCTGGCCACGGTCGCAGTCGGTGCCAGCGTCACCTCGATCTCTGCCGCCTCCGTGCAGGGCGAGCGCCAGTTCCTCGGGAACACGGTCGGCGGCTGGACCACCAGCACCCGGCCCTCCTCTCCGCGCATCGGCCGGCTCGGCTTCAACCAGTCGACCAACACCTGGGAGTTCTGGAACGGCACGGCCTGGACCTCACTGGTCGCCGCGGTCGACTGGAACACGTTGACCAACAAGCCGGCCTCGTTCACCCCGTCCACGCACAGCCACGCGTACGCCGACATCACTGGCAAGCCGACCACCTTCGCCCCGTCCACGCACTCGCACGACTGGGACGACGTCACCGGCAAGCCCACGACCTTCGCGCCGTCGACTCACTCGCACTCCTGGTCCTCGATCACCTCGAAGCCGTCGACCTTCGCCCCGAGCTCGCACTCCCACTCCAGCTACCTGGAGTCTGGCGACACGATCTCCTGGGCGAACGGCTCGAAGAAGCCGTACTCCAACACCGCGACGGACGGCACCTGGTACGCGGTGTGGGTCGAGGGCTCGGGCACCTTCTGCCGGAACACCTCCGCCCGGAAGTTCAAGGAGAACATCCAGGACTTCGAGATCGACCCGGACACCGTCCTGAAGATGCGGCCGGTCATCTACGACCGCAAGGACCAGGTCGACGAGGAGACCGGCAAGCTCCGTCCCGGCCGCAAGGGCGAGGTCGGCCTGATCGCTGACGAGGCCCACGACCTCGGGCTGAACTGGATCGTCCAGTACATGGACGGCGAGGTCGACGCCCTGCGCTACGACCTGCTGGGCGTTGCCCTGCTCCCCGTCGTCCAGCGCCAGGCCAAGCAGATCGAAGACCTCGAAGCGCGCCTGGCCCGCCTGGAGGCCAAGCTGTCGTGACCGCGATGGCCATGGACCCCAGTGTGCAAGTTGCAGTCGTCACGACGGGCGGCACCGTGTGTGTCGCCCTCGTCGGCGTCCTCATCGAGATGATGCGGCGCCAGGCGAACGCGATGAGCGAAGTGCGCGAGAACGTGCAAGTGGCGCGAGACCACGTTGCCAACACGCACAGCACGAACCTGCGAGACGACCTCGACTCCGTGATGTTCCGGATCGACCGGGTCATCGACGGCCAGGAGCGGCACAGCGAGGAGCTGTCCGCCCTGCGCAACGAGATCAACCACGAACGGCGCGAGCGACTGTCTGTCGCCGAACGCCTCGACGACCACATCGAAGACACCCGCCCTGTGGTGGCTGCCGTGCGGCAGCTCACGGGCTGATGGAAGGAGAACGAACAGCGTGACCGCGCACATCTACCCCGGAGGCAACTCCACCGTCCAGTGGTTCGGCAAGGCGTACTCCGGCGACACCATGCCGCACCCGAACGTCATCGTCATCCACACCACCGAGGGCGGCTCGTTCCCCTCTTACGGAGGGGGCGGCTCGGCGCCGACCTTCACCGTCAAGGGCAAGGAGGTGCACCAGCACTTCTACGCCAACCACTCCGCTCGGGCCCTGGTCAACGCGGCGGGGGGCGTCGACACCAACACGTTGAACGTCATCCAGATCGAGCTGGTCGGCACCTGCGCCAAGGGTGGGCCGGGCCTCTTCTGGCCGGGCGCGTCCGACGCTGACCTCGCGGGCCTGGTCGACCTGGTCGACTGGCTGACCGACACCTACGACGTGCCGCTCGTCTCCACCTCGAAGTCGTGGCTGAGTTACCCGTCGAGCTACGGCTCGAAGAGCGGGCAGCGCATGTCCTTCGCCGAGTGGAACGCCTTCAAGGGGATCTGCGGTCACCAGCACGTCCCGGAGAACGACCACGGCGACCCCGGCAACTTCCCGATCAAGCGGCTGATCGAGCTGGTCAAGGCGAAGAAGGGCAAGCCGGCCACTCCCGCGCCGGCCCCCGCGAAGCCTGCCCCCAAGCCGGTCTCGAAGATCGTCGCCCTGAACTCGGCGGTCAAGCCTGGTGCCCGGCACGCGCAGGTCAAGGATCTCCAGAAGTTCCTGGTCAAGGCGGGCTACGGCCCGATCCCCGGCGCGTACAGCACCTACTACGGCCCGGAGACCCAGAAGGCGGTCGCCCGGTTCCACAACAAGAACCCCCACCTGCGCACCGCGGGCAAGTCGTACGACCCGGTCATCGGGAAGTCCGGCTTCAAGGAGCTTCAGAAGGAGGCCGGTATCAAGTGAGCAAGCACGCGAAGCTGTCGAGTAAGGGCCTGGCGCGTATCGCCGGGGCCCTGCCCACCAACTACAAGTCCAAGGCCGGGCTGGTCGCAGCCGCTGTCGGCGTGGCCCTGTCCCTGGCCACCTACTTCGGCACCGACTACCCGCAGGTCGCGCTCGTCATACAGGCGCTGACCGCGTTCGGGTTCGTCGAGCAGTCCGACTCGGAATGAGAGAAGCCCCCGCTGGCCTTGTGGCTGGCGG